CGCTAAGTGTGAATCAGAACTTATATATCGAGAGATGGACTCATGCCTTCGAAACTAGGCACGAGTTTCCGTCAGAAGACCTCGATCTTGAGTGGTGTGTACCCGACATGGACTTGTTGTCGGAGAGAGCCGCGTTGCCACACATAAAACGCATGTTGAGGATTGGAGCTGCGAACGATGTACATAGCTTGGGGTTGTATTTCGTTAAATGGATGGTGAAGAGGTACCAGTATAAGATGAAGAAGGATGAATGGGCAAAGCCGCTCAAATATCCACGCATGATTGGTGACCTTGGCGTCCATGCCAGTTTGGTTGGAGCGTTCTTTACAAATTTGTGTAAAGACTACAGGGCGCGTCGCCCGGTGTCATTTGGACCAGACGGAACTTGCAAATCTAGATTCGTCAAATCGGCTTCAAGTGCTTTGTTGTCCATTGTTTTTGAAGAGGCATGGACATTGACCGAGACGCATGGCATGGCCGTCCACAGCGACGATTCGTTAGTGAGCACGAACAATGGTATAAGACGAGTGTACAACATGGATATATCAAGTTGTGACATTTCGCACGGGCCGAAATTGTTCGAGATGCTCATTCGGATGTATCCGGATGTGAACGGCATAATTGCCAAATTGGTAGAGCAGCTTAAGGAGGCTGTCGTGGTTCAATCCACAACGTGCGACGCGAGAGTCGTGTTGAAACCTAATCAACCAACGTTGTATTCGGGTTCCACGCTCACCACGTTGATAAACACGACAGCAACAGACTTGATTTTCCATGCCATAGTCACTCAGCAGGCATTTACTGCTGAGGAGATACAGGCGGCCGCATTCTCCTGCGGTTATTTGGTTACATTGGAAGAAGTTACAGAGGTAGCAGGAATGCAGTTTCTGAAACACTCACCAGTATATGTAGATGGAGAATTTGTGCCAATAAAGAATTTTGGAGTGTTTGTGCGGAGTTGGGGTGTGTGTAGAGGGGATTTACCGTGTGGTAAGAGGCCCTTCACAGAGGTTGCACGTCAGTTCCAGGGTATGCTGTTGAACGGCATATACGGGAACGTTAGTTCTCCATTCCTGGAGATGATGCGCAAGAAGTACCCATACAAGTACGACAAAAAGTTGGAGCGGTTGTTAGAGTATTCGCAAACGGATGAGCGACAATTCACACTGACCGACGAGCAATTCTTTGAGAGGTACACCAGCGATAGTGCTTACATTGACCAATTGTATGACGTTATGCTGGAAGCAAAGAGTGGTGACATAGTTTATTCCTTATTAGCCGACGAGGCTTTGAGGCGAGATTATGGTTTACACATGGGATTAGAG